TGTATTGCTTCTCCGAACTGCAAGTAGGTGTTCACGTCCACGGGTAGCGTTTCAATGGCGTACTGCAACTCTTGAGTGAGTCTGTAGCACTGACCAATGGCTTCGTCCTGGTGCAACCTGCGCTGCACAAATTCCTCATAGCAGGTAGGGTAGATACTGTTTGCAATGAACACATGCTTAGTGATTTCACGCAGACAGTCCACAATGACCTGTCTTTCGTCATACAGGAACCAGTCATCAAACGCTTCCCATCTCTGTTTTAGCCTGTCATACTGTAATTGCTCCGCTTCCGTGAGGTCTGCATAACCTCTGCCATTAAAGCGTTTCAGCAAACGCTTGTCGGCTTTCTCATAGCTGTACCCAAAGTCGCGGAGTAGAAGTTCGGTTATATCCCGGCGCATCTTGTAAAGATGGTGGAACACTTCAAACTGGGACGCTTTACGTTTGTTCTTCAATACAGACATGGTAGTTGTTCTCCTTTACCCCACCCCATAAAGGGGTGGGGATTTCTGATTAACCGATAATAGAGAAAGCGGGACGCACACCGGAAGCGGTAGACGCGCCGTAGTAGGTCGCAAAGGCCGTGGAGGTGACACGGGCGAAATCGGCAGCGGATACTACGTCACGCAGCCAGAACCACGCTCTGTTGGAAATCATGTCAGGACGGAACGCGAACAGCGGATACTGACTCTTGTCCACGGTGTAGTTGTTCGGCAGCGCAGTACCGTTGGATACGTTACCGAAAATCTTACAGCCGTACACATTCTGCTCAGTCATCAGTTCCACAGTAGAGTCATACCAGGAAGCGGCAGAAGCGTAGCCGTCAGTGACAGCGTTTTGCAGATACTGACGATGGTTCAGCACATGCGCCGCACCAAAGGCAGTGTTGATGGTTTCCTTCGCAGCGTTCAGACCTTCGGTGTACATCTTAGAACCGACATACGCACCAGTAGTGATGTTGGTATCGTTCATGCAGTGGGTGTACATATTGCCGTCAGGAACCAGGGTTACATGGTGAGAGTCGCAGGACGTATCACCAGTGCGGTAATAGTAGTCAAAGGCAGCAATGCGATAGGTAGTACCGTTGATAACCCAGTAGTCACCAATGTACATATCATCGAAAGTACCAGCCTTGATAGCCGCGTACTGGGCAGCGGTCACGGAAGTACCCAGGTTCTTACCACGGTAGATAGAGTTATGTGCGCCTGCGCCAGTAGTGGCGATAGCGTCAATGGTGGACTGTGCGGCAGTGACCAGTGCCTTAATGTCCTTCTTGAGGTTGCCTGCGGAAATCGTTCTCACGCCGTTACCGTCATGGATAAGCAGCATCGCGTTATCCGCAGCTTCGGTGATGATACTCAAGTCACCGAACTTCTTACCATTTTCAATGTTGAGAGTTGCCATCGGTTATACCTCCTTGTGTTTCCAGTCAGCCAGAATAGCGTTGCCGTTGTCATCGGTGATAACGGTAAGAGTGTCATCATCGGTAATCATCGGGGCAGCAAATTCATTGTTCAGCACCATAGTTTCCAGCAAGATAACGCGCTCATTGGCAGCGTCAATGCCGTTTTGCAGGTTACCCGCAATATCCCCGGAAAGCTGACCCTTGACCAGTTCAAACCAGGTATTGAACAAGACCTCCTGTTGTTCTTCAAACTCCGTGATTTCCTCACGGTAGTCCGTCTTGATGGTGTTGATTGCCGCGTCACCTTCCGTTTTCAGGTCAGCAACGTAGTCCTCAAACTCCGCATAGGTGTTATCTGCCTTTTCGGTAAATACCACCTTCTGCTGTGCAAAGTAGTTCTGGAACGCCGTGTACAGGTCAGTGCCATTCTCAACCATGCTCATAAGCACGTTCAGTGCTTCATTCATCCTGTTAGCGTCCTTCGCGCCAAAGAAAGAATTTTCACGGTTGGTGTACGTGGTCACGTCCTGAAAAGAAACAGTACCGTCATCATTGGTGATTTCCTGATACTTTTTCAGACCATTCCACACTGCGTCCGTGTAGTTAGTTGGTAACAGTGTCCAAGCCATTTACAAGCTTCCTCCCTTCATACCAAAGTTCCATGTCAGCATCCTCCTTCCATACGCTTGATTGGTCAGCTTGTCATACAGGTCAAGGATTGCCCCCTCCAATCGGTTGAGTTCGGCAAAATCCATAGTGTTGCCGTTTTCGTTATAGGTAGGGGCAGACCCGTAAGACCGTTTCAGCGTATGAGAGTTAATGGTGACAAGGTTGGCTTCAAGCTGATTGATTTCATCAGCGTAGAAGTAATCTTTGGGAGTACGGTCATTGCCCAGGGACACAATGTTGAACTCCGCATATACCTTGATTGCAAGGTCACGCAGATAGGTCAGATTGTTCTTGATACGGTTAAAGTCCGCAGCGTTAAAACGGTCACCGCTGTACACGCCGTTTGCGTCTACCGCACCATGCCAATCCGTCTTAGGTGTTTGCCAAGCCATACTATCCCTCCACTCTCCGGGCAGTGATTTTTCCAGAAAAAGACTGGTTGAAGTTGAGCGTTGCCCGGTAAATCGTCACCTTCATGTTGTCGCGGAACTCGTTTTCCTGATACACAATGTCATTCACGTCAATCTCTGGATTGCCACGGGTACTGTACTCATACTCAATGCCTGCGGAGTAATAGTCAGCAATCCAGTCAGCAAGGTCATTCGCCATCGCAATATCAGAGATAAGCGGGTTCTCCCACTTGACCGTCTTGCCACGCTCCCGCAGCTTTACAGTTGCGTATCGTTCAATGACCTTGTATCGGTATCCCCATACCTCAAACTGGAAGGTTCCTGCGGAAGCGAACTTCGCCGTCACGTAGTAGTTGCCCCATGCAGTAATGGTTACACCAGTGGTTCCCTCGTCCAGCGTAGCCCTATAGCCATAGGACGCTGCACCCAGGAAGAAGGTCATTTCCTCACCAGCTTCAACGGTTACTTCCTCGCTGATAAGACTTTCCTCACCGTTACCCGTCTGGTAACTGTAGCAAGGCACGATGACCTCTTTGACCACTTCCTGCTTGATAGCTTTAGGGGAAGAAGTCATGTCCGCTTTTGTCATGGTGAAGTCAGTAACGTCACCAAAAGCAAAGTGATTGACCACAATGCGGTTATAGGGTTCAGCCGTACCTGTGAACTCAATCTCCATCGTGTCAAAGTCATCAAAGTCATGCAGGATGACAAGGTTCTTCACAATGGTTTCCTCAACCGCATATTCCTCAACCAGCAAGCCAGTATTGTAGGTTCGTATTACAATCCCGGAAGGGAGTGCGTTACCGAACTGTAGCTTTACACCGTAGTACATACAGATAGCTTCCTGAACAATGGTCAGTGTGGGGTTCGTAATGAACTTGCCCTCACTGTCAGACTGCTCTTTGGATACAAAGCCTGTATTGAGGTTCATGCTACTTGTGGAACGTGGCATGAAGAACATTCCACCATCCACCACGGTATAGCCCGTAGCCAGAGTAGCGTACTCGTCCTTCGTGTCAGTGTTCATCACGTTTTCCACCTTAGAGTACGGGGCTTCGCCATTGGAACTGATAGTTGCCAAAGGGTTGAAGTTAGACTTAATCTGTACCACGCCGTTACGGGACTGAGTGAGAACACAGCGGCAGGCGTTAGCGATAATCTGTAACGCTTCCTTGCACTTCACTCTGGGCAACGGGTTCTTGCTGTACAGGTGTTTCAGTCTGGGGTCAATGTAGTATTCGGTAATACCAGCTACCGTCAAAATCTCAACTGCCAAATCAAAGTAGCTTCTACCTGCGGCATTGTACATGCCCTTGTAATACTCCGTGTCCATACTGCGGAACACATCTTGACAACGGATTGTGGCAGTGTAATCATCAGACTCCCATTCGGAACAGACAAGGTGGTTGCCCTTAATCCATTCGATTTCACCGCCCGGTATCTGGTATCCGTAGAACACATCCATCTCCTGTCCTGTTTCAAGGAAGTTGATAGCAGAGTTCGGGTTATCCACGTTGAAATACTGGTCATAGTTTTTCAGCGTAACGGTGAAGTCAATCTGCGGAATATCCGCTCCAATAGGGGATACATAACTATCCAGAGAGGAACCCATAACCATGTCATTGTAGTAGACCAGACCGTAACCGAACTGGATAGAGTAGATACGCAGTCTGCTCTGTGCGTTCTTCATGGAGTAGAAAATCAGGGTCAGTTTGGAAGTGTTGTAGAAAACTTCCTCCGTACTGAACTCCTGCTTATCGTTCCCCCGGAACTCAATGGTCTGTCCCTGGTCACTTCTAATGTCAAAATCAACTGGGTAATTCTCTCCGAAATTGATTGTGATGCCCTTGAAATCGGTAGGGAGGATGTTCAAGTTGATGGTCAACTCAAACACTCCCTCCGAAATCAGGTTCTCACTGGTCAAGCCCGTGTCATAAAATCCACCAATGGCAGTACCACGCGGCAGGAAGAACATGGAACCGTCTACCCGCGTGAAGTTTTCCTCCAACGTGGCGTAGGTTGTAGTGTCCGTCCTCTTACCAAAGATGTTTCCTGTATTGGTGAAGTTCGTGAACTCTCCGTCCGCAATACGGGCTTTCGCCTGTGCTTCCTGATTGATAAGTCCGAAAGACAGCATTATGTATCCGCGCTCCCGCAGGGAGTCTTTTATACTTGCTTTATAAGCATCAGATACTTTTTGCATAATCTCACTCTCCTACATCAATCAGGTTCACACGGCAGTTACGATAGTGAGTGGGCATACCGCTGTCATCCACATAGTAGGGTTCAGCGGTTCGGTCACCGCAGTACATCTTGAGCGTGATGAACTTATTGGTAACCGGGTCAGGGAATGTGACATACACAAAGAAGTTGGATAGGATTGTGAGTATCTTGCTCCACTGCTCTGCTGTCAGCCATGCCCACTCAAGGTTATTGATTTTATACTGGTCGCGTCCGACACGCTGACCTACCACTGTGCCGTTTGCGTCACGTCCAGCATCTACGATTGTGGTTACGAT